GACCTACATGGACGATGTGGTCGAGGGCGTGAACGGCTTTATTGCCAATCTGGTTGCACAGGGCGCGCTGCTGGGCGGTCGCTGCTGGGCTGATCCGGATCTGAACACGCCAACCAGCATCCAGAATGGGCAGGTGTGGTTCAACTTCGATTTCACGCCGCCTTATCCGGCCGAGCGGGTCACCTTCCGGTCGCACCTCACCAATGAATACATCGCGGAGGCACTGGGCTGATGGCTATTCGCAATATCCTGAAAAACTTCAATCTCTTCGTTGATGGTCGTGGCTATGCGGGGGAGCTGGGTGACTACACACCGGCCAGCCCCTCAGTCGCCGCAGAGGAATACCGCGGCGGGGGCATGGATGGTCCGGTCGATATCGATATGGGCATGGAAAAAATGACCACCAGCTTTGTTCTGCGCAACTACAGCGCGGACGTGCTGGCGCTCTGGGGCATTGCTCCCGGACAATTGGTCCAGGTAACCGCGCGCGGTGCTCTGGAAAGCGAAGACGGCACAGTCACGCCGGTCATCCACAACATGCGCGGCAAGATCATCCAGCCAGACCGTGGGACCTGGTCGCCGGGACAGTCCGCCAGCATCACCGTCAACATGACCCTTGAAGCCTTCAAGGAAACCATTGGCGGGCAGCTGATCACGGAAATCGACGTCATCAACATGGTGCGCAATGTCGGCGGGGTTGATCGCCTGGCAGAGCAGCGCGCCGCATTGGGCATCTAAGGAGCACCCATGGACAACCAAACTGACCTGCCGGACTTCATCACCGAAAACCCTGACGGATCACTGACAGTCGATCTGCTGCGTGGGATCACAGCGGACGGGGTCAAACAAGAACAGCTGACCCTGCGCGAGCCGACCGTCGATGACATGATTGCAGCCGAAAAAACGGCCAAAGGCGATCAGGCAATGACCGAGGTGACGCTGTTCGCAAATCTCGCAGGGATCGCCCCTGCCGATATTCGGTCTGCCAAACTCAAGGACTACTCCCGCCTGCAGGCAGCGCTGGCTTTTATGAATGGCTGACGCCTGAAACCTGCCGGGCAGGTGTTTTGATACTTGCCCGGCACACGGGGTGGTCTTGCGCCGAGATCACCGCAATGAGCGGCAGCCGGTTCAGCTGGTGGATAGGGGGCCTTAATGGCAAATCAGCGCCTTAACGCCACCGTCACAATCGGCGGTGTGCTGGAAAAATCGTTCAAGAAAAACATCGGCCTGATCCGGTCGGGTTTTGAGAGCATCGGCGACAGCATCAAGACTGTAAAAACGCGCCAAAAGGAACTGTCGCGAGAGCGGGCATCCCTGATCAAACAGGGGAAGTCTGTCGAGGCGCTGGATCGGGAGTATGAAGATCTCGAGCGGACGCTTGAAGATCTGACCCGCAAACAGCGCCGTTGGGAACGCGCGATGCGCGACAGCAACCGCGTCGGCGAAACCTTTGGCCGGATGACTGGCAACATCGGCCGCCTTGGCCGCCGGGTCGGTGCTGGTGTGGCGGCAGTTGGTGCCGGTGTATTCGCTTTGGCCAGTTCCACAGCTGACTATGGGGACCAGGTTGCAAAGACGGCTGGCAAGCTGGGCATCGGCATCGAGGCGCTGCAAGAGTTTCGATATGCCGCAGAGCGCTCTGGTGTATCCACAGGGACTTTCGACAGCTCCCTGACGGCGCTGCAAAAGCGCCTAGGGGAAGCGGCCCAAGGGACTGGCGCGGCGAAAAAGGCCCTGGACCAAATGGGACTTTCGGCGAAGGATCTGGTCGCGGCTGGCCCAGAACGCGCAATGGCGCAAATCGCTGACAAGCTGAAAGGTATCGAGAACCCTGCGGAGCGTGCTGCCATTGCCTCTGCACTGTTCAGCCGGGCGGGTATTGGCATGGTCAACATGCTGGGCGGCGGATCTGAGGCCCTGCAACAGCTGCGCGATGATGCCCGAAAAACGGGCTATGTGCTCAGCGAGGAAGCGGCACGAGATGCCGAGGCCTTTGCGGATGCACAACTTGACGCGCAGCTGACCATCAAGGGCCTGAAAAACACCATCGGTGCCGAGTTCATGCCGGTGGTTACGCGATCGATGAAGAGTTTTAGCGGGTGGGCTGTGTCCAACCGTCAAGACGTTGCCGATTTTGCAGACACCGCCGCGCGGAAACTTGAGGCTGCTTTGCCGGTGATCGGTCAGGTGGTCGAGGGCATGGGTAAGGTTTCCACCACCATCGGCGGTGTGATTTCCAAGGTCGCCACTATGGTCGGCGGCTGGGAAAACTTCGGAATGATCATTGGCAGCTTGTTCGCGGCCCGCACCATTGGCAGCGTGCTTGCGTTTGGGGCGGCGGTGGCCAATCTCGGCGTGTCTGTTGCAGCCCTGGTACCGGTTGCCGCAAGCGCTAGCGCTGCCATGGGTGTCCTGACAGGCGGGCTGGCGTTGGTGAAAACTGGCGTGGTTGCAATCGGTAGGGCACTGCTGATGAATCCTATCGGTCTTGCGGTCGGTGCCATCGCTGGATCCGCCTATCTGATCTACAAGCATTGGGACAAGGTCGGCCCTTGGTTTGGGGAACTGTGGGGCGGGATCAAAGGCACGTTCAATAGGGTTGGCAATTTTGTCAGTGGTGTTTGGCGTGGTGACATGGACGCGGCTGCCGCAGGCATGGCGGCGGCTTGGCAGGGCGGCCGCTCAGTGCTTTCCACTGTCCTCGACGGGATCGGCTCTGCTTTTCGATTTGCTTGGGAAAGCGGGATCAAGCCGATCACAGACAAGCTGGGCGTCACAGACCATATAACGGGTGCGTGGGCGCTGTTGTCACCATGGTTTCAAAACCATTGGGACGGCCTCAAGACCATTTTCTCCGGCTTTGGCGGTTTCGTCAGCGGGATATGGCGTGGGGATCTGGATGACGCTGCTGCTGGCTTGGGGGTGGCCTGGGACGGCGCAAAAACGGTTCTGGCAAACTCTTTCGAGGCTATGGGCGCTGTGTTTCGGTCCGTGTGGGTAAATGTCATCAAGCCCGTTACCGATAAGTTGGGTATGACAGACGGGATTGCTCAAGCCTGGCAATTGGCCGAAACGGCAGTTGGCCGGGTAGTTTCCGGCATCGGCGGCGCACTGCAGGCGGGCTATCAGAGCACAATCAAGCCCGTGATCGATGCGTTGTCATCCACCGATGGGATCGCATCCGCTTGGAACGAGATCCAGACCGCAATCGGTGCAGTGGTCGACTGGCTGGCCGAGAAATTCGACTGGCTGATGGGTAAGCTGCAACCGGTCCTCGATGGTCTGTCATGGCTGAGAGACAAAGGCTCTGGCGCAGTGGCTGGTGTGCAGGGCATCGGGTCCGGCTTGGTCGGCTGGTGGAATGGTGACGACGGGACTGACGCGCCTACGGCCAAGCCACCGGCCGCGCAAGCGACAGACAGTGGGCGAGCGGTCCCCAAAGGGATCTCGGGCTCTTACCTCGGCGGCACGATTGGGCGGGGTTTCCGTCAGGTCGGTGAGCAGGGACCGGAGACCATCTGGACGTCAAAGGGCGGCTATGTGGCCCATGCAAACGCGACAGAACGCCTTGCCCGGTTGTCTGACAAGGCTGGGCCTATGTTGGAGGTTCTGGGTGGTGGACTGCGTCGCGCAATGGCGCGCGCAGAGGGAGTCGCCGCACCGATTATGCAGCAGGTACAGGTCGCCTCACAGCAGATGATGCCCGCGCCAGCCGCGGCCCCGGCGGCACCTGCTCCCGCGCCGGTGACGATCCACGCCATGATCAACGCGCAGCACCTCACGGCTGCCGAGATCGCCGACGAACTAGAGCAGCGGGCCCGCGATGCGCAGGCTGGGGCGCTCTATGACCAGGCGCATGACTTTGGGCAATACGGGGGCTGATCATGGCAAGGACAATGCTACAGCTGGGCGGCTACCAGTTCAGCATCAACACCGCAGCATATCAAAGCCTGCAGCGTTCGACAGAATACCGATGGGCCGCGCAGGAGCGTGTCGGGGCCGCTGATGCGCTGCAGTTCACCGGGTTCGGATCTGACACCATCACCCTGCAGGGTGTGATCCATCCCCATTTCAAGGGCGGCTTGGGGCAGGTGGACAAGATGAGGCGGACGGCGTCGCTGGGTTTTCCCTTGCCGCTGGTCGCTGGAACCGGCCGGGTGTTGGGCATTTGGGTGATTGAAGGCGTCAGCGAAGGCCAGAGGGTTTTTGCAGCTGGTGGCGCACCTTTGCGGCAGGACTTCACAATCAACATCAGGAGATACGATGGCGGCCTCCGCAGTCTTCTACCGTTCTAAGCAGGGCGAGACGATTGATGAAATCGTTTGGCGCCACTACGGCAACCGGATCGCCGGTGCTCTTGAAATCGTGCTCGAGGCCAACCGAGATCTCGCGACCCTTGGCCCGGTGCTTCCGATCAATACAGAGATCGAACTGCCCGCGATCGAGGCACCAAAAGAGGCGGAGGCCGTGCGGCTATGGGAT